TCATAGCTTAGTATGTATTTGAATTTCTTTCGCTTTCTCTTTTTCACCCTTCACGCGTACAATTAAATCATATGATCCGGATTTTGGAGCTTCAAAAGAAAGCAAACCTTCTTTTTGAGAAGTGATTTCTTCTTCATAAATAACCTTATCATCTTTTGTAACTTGTAATAAAATCGTACCTTCTTCAACAGCTGCTTCATAAGGGATTTTCACATTTCCTTTTTCAGCTTTAAGCGTTTGTATATCGTAATACCCTTGCAGAGAACCAATTTTTAAAGTCGTTTCGCCATTTTTTTGAACCTTTGTAACTTGTGTCGCTGTATTGCACGCGCTTAACAATACAACAAGAGTGAAAATCATAAATACACGTAATGATTTCATAGAAATTCCCCTTTTTTATGTATATGTGAATTAAGATTCATTCTTTAACTATTTCAAAAACACCAACACCTAAAAAGAATCACTGCTTTTCTTCAATTTCTTTTTTTAATAATTTTTGAAACTCTAATTCTGTTTCATTAATAAAACCAAGATGTAACACACTAGAGATATCTTCATGATTCAAAAAGAAATTGTACTCCGAAGAAATATTACCATGAGGGAAATAACAATATACATAACCCCATGTTTTTTGTTTCAGAATCCATCTGTCTTCTTCCTTAAACCATTAATGGATATTCCCAACCTTTAAACATTACAACAGATCCTATTGGAAGTAATTCTAACTCTAAATTTTGTCCCATCTTATTTCCCACCTCTTAAAATAGCTTTTTTTACAAAAAAATAAGTTATAGAGAATAGTAAACAAGCTCCAATTGTACCGAAAGTTGCAATTGAAATTTTCCCTGCTAATGATTCATTTGGATCTAATGCATTAGGTAAAACTGTCCCAAAAATTGCAATGCAAGCTAATATAAACATAAAATATTTTAAAATTTTCACTTTCTTATTCACACTAATTTTCCCCTTTATTCCTTAATATTAACTTCTAAACCAAATCACCGATATCCCCCAATTAATATCCCTCCAAGTATTATACATACCAATTAATTCATATAGAAAAAGCCCCGTTCCAATCGAACACTTAAGCTCCCATCCTTTTTTATAATACTCAAATAATTACAAACAAACTTCTCTATCAATTCATCTTAATACTCCAAATCACCTTTTAAGTATACCAAGGACAAAATATATAATCTAATATTTTTTTTATATAATTAAAAACAAACATAGTTACAGTAAGAGAATGCTTGTATACTGATTTGTATTGCATTCCCTTATTTCATGTATGCTATATTTCTATTCTTTTTTACTTAAATAAATTGCTCAATCTTATTTGTTGCAACTTCTTATGAATGCGTGACTACAATTTTGCATTTATCTTCTTTATATGTTTGGTACACCACCAAAGGATTTCCCTGTCCTCTGTAAAAAAACCTTACTTTAATAAGTAAGGTTTTTTGTATTTATTTATTAGCGATATAAGCATTTTTATAAGTATAAACACCACCAAATTGATGCTTTTCAATTCCCTTTACGTAATCCTTTTGTACATATGCTGAACCAATATGATACAGCGGCGCTACAGCTGCATCTTCTAATAATACCTGCTCAGCATCTAGCAATGCTTCCCATCGTTTCTCTGGTTCTAGTACAAAATCAGTTTTCGCTTTCTTTATTAATTCATCATAACGAGAATTAGAGTAATTCATTTTATTATTCGGATTACCTGTCGTAAATAATTCTAAATAACTAATTGGGTCTTTATAGTCAGGTCCCCAATTTGCCATAGTTATATCGTAATCACCTGTTTGTTCTAACTGTAATTTTTGCTTAAATGGCTGTTGTTTAATTTGTATCGTTAGTCCTTGTAAATTCTTTTCTAAATCACCTTTTATATATTCTGCCATACGTTTTGCATTATCTTGTTCAAACGTTAATAACTCGAAGTTTACTTGTTCTACCCCAAGCTCTTTTTTCGCTTCTTTCCAAATCTTTTTCGCATTTTGCAAATCATATGAAGAAAGATTTCCGTTTTCTTTTCTAAAATCTTTACCAGTCTCTTCATTTATATGACCAGCTGGTACTAATCCACTGGCAGGTTTTGCTCCGTTATTAATAAAGTGAGCAACGAAGTCCTCTTTATTTAACGCTAATGAAATAGATTGACGTACCTTTTTATTTGCTAATGCATTATTTTTTTCATTAAAACGTAGCATAGCAATTCCAGAATCACTCGACATATGTAATTCCTTATTCCCTTTATACTTGTCTACAAATTGAGAATTAATAGGTACCCTATCCAAATTACCAGCTTCGTATAAATTAACAGCCGTCATTGTATCCTTTACAATTTGAAAGTTTATTTCATCTAATTTCACTTTCTTTTGATCCCAATAGGTAGCATTCTTCTTTAATTGAAACTCTTGTTCATGCTTCCATTTCTCTAATATAAATGGACCGTTATATAGGAGATTACTAGGTTCCAATGCATAGTTCTTTCCTTGTTCTTTCAAAAATGATTCATGCTGTGGTAGGTATATAGGTAGTGCTAACAACTGTAAAAAATAAGGAATTGGCTGTTCTAGTTCCACCTCTAACTTATAATCATTTATAACCGTAACTCCAAGTTCATCAAGAGGCATCGTCCCCTTATTAATCTCTTTCGCATTTTTTACATAAAAGAGCATGGACGCATATTGAGACGCTGTTTCAGGGGTAATTGCACGTTTCCACGCAAACATAAAATCATGAGCTGTCACATTGTCCCCATTTGACCATTTTGCATCTTTACGCAAATCAAATGTATATTTTTTACCATCTTCACTTCTTTTAAACGATTTTGCTACCGCTGGAATAGGCTGATCTTGATCATCTAATACATACAACCCTTCAAATATGTTTTGCATAACGTGCGCTGACGTACCATCCATCGTTTTCGCGGTATCAAGAGAAGGAATCTCTTCTGATACTGTTACATTTAATACTTGTTTTTTTGACTCTGCATCACTTTTATTTTCCTTATTATTACAAGCTGTTAATAATAAAGATATAACAAGTGCCATTACCATTAAATGGCTCTTTTTCCACTTCATAAGTTGTTCTCCTTAAAAATATAATATTATAAAACGTTATATTTTGTTACTTGTATTATAATAACTCATTATTCATTATAAGTGGATAATTATTAATGAATTTTTTAAGGATATATCAGTGATATTTTTTATCTATTTTGTATAGGTGTTAGCAAGTTCGTTTGCAAACTTGTTAGCACTTTTTTTATTGAAACTCCGGAACAACATACACTTTCGCATAAACCCCATTCTTCATTGCAAATTGTTCTAAAGTTTGTTGTCTATATTCTGTTACGGTAAAAAAATGAACGATTGGTATTTTACCCTTATATTTATTTTTGTAATAAGTTGAAAACTCACCATACTTCTTCATTTTCTCACTGTTTATATTCATCATCTGAGTCCGATCTATTTCTACAGCATTTAATATTCCTTCTTCGTCTCGGAATTTCACATCTGGAATAATTGTCTTCTTTTTATCATCTATTTTATAACGTATAGGTGTTTCTATCTGCCAGTCATCCGGACAAAACAAATAGAGCCACGCTTCATTTCTCATAAGGCTGTGTGCTAATCGAATTGTTGGTACTATTTTTTCTGTATCATCGAATAGTGCGCGCCCTTTTTTATTTAAGTAATATACATATTCTTTTTTGTACACGGTGCTGTTAACAAACGCGCTTAAATCCTTTAATATACGGTTTGCATTTCTTATGCCACCTAAATCATGTATAGCCATTAAATGCCTACGTGTAGCAAATTTCAGCTTTCTAATCGAGGTCAGAATCATCATCTGACGATTCAATTTGATGTGTGTTTGTATGTTCATGTTTCTCCACCTCGTATTGTTTTAGTACATTCCACATCGTTTCATTAGAAATATAAGGTACTTGAATTTCTGTTAACCGATCCGTTTTAAACAAAGCGCGCCCAGGTATACTTTTAATCGATTCCAACCCACATTCATCTATAACCACTTGAGAAGCCGTTTGTGTTGGTAATCTAAATCCAAGCTTTGCATCTGAATTTTGCTTAACTTGCCGCGGTAATGTATCTCCTGTTGGATACTGTGTACAAAAAATCAATCTAAACCCAAGCGCCCCACCAATCCTTGCTATATAAGAAAGCATTCTCTGACAAGCCACTAATAACTTTTGCTGCTCTTTACCCATGCTTTTATCAGGACAAAGTTCAGCCCCTTCATCAACTATAATGAAATGACGTTCTTTTATATTTGTTTCTACAACGTTTGTATAATGTCTTTCCTTCATATAGAACATTTTCTCTTCCATTTTCTCAAGAATGGTATTTAAAACTTGAAATGCTTGAATTGGCTTTTCTGCTATCGACTCAACTTGTTTTAAATTTTGATATGGTCCAAATTCTAAACCGCCTTTTAAATCGACGATGTATAAATGCGTATGATTTGGTTGTGACGTAATAAGAGATGTCATTACATTCTTTAAAAATACGGTTTTCCCCATACGTGTTAAACCACCTAAAGTCATGTGTGGTGTTTTATCAAAATCATGATAAATTGTCTCTTCTAAGCTTTGCCCTATAGGTACAAGCCATTTCCCTTGTTGAACTAATGTTTTCTCCCATCTCCACTTGTTAGGTATGTCTTTATGAAATACTCGAATACTTAATTTATAGTTATCATAATGAATTCGAACAGGTTTATTTAACCCCTCACTTACAACATCCTCAACCTTCTGAATAATTTTACTCGGCATACCTACAGGTAATGTGTAAACATATGTTGTGCTACGCTCATCATTAACTTGATTTTGAAACTTTGGATAATGTAGCTTATCTTCTCTTTTAATAGCAATCCCACTGACCTCAAAAAAGACTTGAATCTTCTTTTTATCATCATCTTTTCGTTTGAACTTTTCACTTACTAATGCATAAGTTAGTGCTGCCGTAGGAACCAATAGTAACTCTAACATAAATATTTCCCCCTTTAATATCCTATAAGGATATCGTTGCACTCTTTTGGAATATGACGGGACGAGCCTTGTCTTATACCTTCCCTGTTGTCCTGCCCTTCCACATTGTATTCCTTTATAGAAACATAACTAGAACATAACGTAGAAGATATAAGAACGAGCCTGTGATCGTTGTGTACAAAGTAATACGTGGAAGCCAATATGGAACACTTCTTCCCATTTTTTCTGCTGCCTTCATAGCAATTACTGACAACCCTGTCGCTGTCCAAATAATTACCGTTTCCCCTGCAAGTGTCATGATTACTCCTCCTCTTCCTTTTCACGAAAGACAATACCTTTTCTTGTAAGGACCACATCATAACAATCCATTAGAATTTCCCAGTTTAAAATATCTTCTTCCTCACCATATAGGTCTTCTTCTAATACCTGAGACAAACTGAAATATCCTTTATATTCTTTTCGATCATAAACTTCATGATTTTTCATGTGGTTTAAAATTGATTCCGTCTCTGCTCTTGATCTCGATCCATTGTACATTGAACATAATTCTTTGGATGGATGAAGATATGGAGTTGTATTCAAGTGATTATACTGCCAACGCATGTAATCCTCTCCCCTCTTGATGTCCTTAGTTCCACTTGGTATTCCTCGTGGTCTTGATATAGGTATATGACTTAGAAAGAGTTATATTGCCTGTCCATTTAAACTTTTCTAAATGTTCGTTGATTAAATTAAAGGAGGACACATTTCCATATGCGAATTGTATATAATTAAAGAGGTGATATTGTGCGATTAAAATGTAAACTTCGTGTTATTTTTGCTGAAAGAGAAATACGTCAAAAGGAATTTTCAAAACTTATTGGAATTAGTCAAACTACAATGAGTTCACTTGTTAATAACACGACGCTACCTACCTTTCTTACAGCCTATAAAATTGCAAAGGAATTAAAATTGCACATGGAAGAAATTTGGATAGAGGAGGAGAATGAAAATGTATAAAAAACTTATAAGTATTTGCATTGGAAGTACCTTATTGTTAGGTCTAACAGCTTGTGATTCTTCTAAACAGAGTGAATCAAGTGAAAAAACGAACGTCAAATCTCAACCAGAAACTAAAAAAGATTTAACATCTCAGGATGAGTTAAATAAGAAGATAAAGCAAGATGCTGAAGAAGTTAGTTTTGTTAAGGCAAATGGAGATCAATACGAAAAAGGAAAAAGGCTTAAAGCCACCGGAACGGTAGATTTATTACTTAAGTCTTCAGCATTACCTTCATTTGTCATAAGTACAAACGAAAATGACGGCAAAGGCATGTACACTATTCAAATTGTCCAAAGTGGAGTGCAATCAAATGAAAATGAAATAACACTCAAAAACGGATTAAAAATATCTAAAGGTGCAACAGTAACGATTTATGGCGCTTACGATGAAAAAGATAAAACAGGAATGCCTAAAATTAGTGCAACAGTGATTGAGCAATAAAAAAAGCCGTCGTAATGACGGCTTTTTTTTTATTCATCAAACTATTCTTTTGTAAGAAATAACATCATACACAATTCCATTTTTTTATTAAGTTCACAAATTATTCCTAAAAGAATACCGTAAATCACATTATATCTATTTACTTAATAATTTTAATATATTAATATAAATAATGCAATAAACACATAGGGAAGGAATGGAAAAAATGTTAAAAAAACTTAAAAGATTTATGGTCGTTACTGCTGCAGCTGTTATGTTATCTGCTGGATTTGCAACATTTGCTCCAAAAGAAGCATCTGCACATTGGGCAGACAACCAAATGGGTTGGGCTATGGGGAGAGGTTATATCACTTCTGATATGCGTGATAGTCTAGCGACTCGACAAGATACGTGGTTAATAATAACTCGTGCTAAAAAGCGCGCAGGTGATGCATTCACTTATGATTATGCACAACGTTATGTGAAAGAGATGCAGATCTCAGATGGTACGCGTGGAACTAACTGGATTACTCGTGATGAATGTGCTGCCATGATGCTGCAAGCAACTGGAATTTCAAGTTTATATCGTAACGGATTTTCATATGTACAAAAATACGGTAAGCAGTATGGTATATACGATGGAAGTCGTGGCAGTGATTTTGCGACAAGAGCCGAAGTTATAAGCATGCTTCATAATGCGTATTACAAAATGGGACTTTAATATTTTTTGTTATAATTAAGTAAAAAATAGTATAAGAAAAAGGGACCTAAGTATTACAAATGGTCCCTTCTTTTTTTTACTTCACATACACATAGGCTTCACTTGCAGTAATATAGTATGTTTTACCTTTGCTGTTGTGTACTTTATATTGTGATGATCCATTGACAGTTACCTTCGCATCAATTGTAAATCCTAAACCTGCATCTACAGAACCAGCAACATCTTTATCCTGCCAAGATGGAGCATCATAGAATCGTAGGTTATTAACTTTAGATACAACGCGCTTACCTACAATAGAAGAATCCACTGTACTTTTCTTATTAAACTTCACATAAGACGGATCGTTCTTAATCCACTGCTCTCCACCAAGATTTAACCAACCATCCTTTTCAGCCCATACAACATAGGATTCTGGTTTGTTCAGTTGACGAATCTTAGAATAGCTTGTACCTGGTCCTTTACGTAAGTTAACGTTGTAACCCTCAATATAAGCAATCCCATCTGTTACAGCTGTCGGAACTTCTTCTGGCTTAGATGGCTTGTTAGGTACAGAAACATCTACATTAGCATTATTGTATGCGCGTTGCACATCTGCTCTAAATTGAGCTTCTGAAACACCATGAGACTTTAAGTAGTCAATTGGATCTTCATGATCTGTACCGCCAAGGTGATGAGTTACATCGCTATGTGTCCATAATCCTTTTTCTACAGATATCTTGTTATCTTTTAAAATTTTCGCTAAAAGCTTTACATACTTTTCATAAGAACGCTTAAATTTTGTATAGTCCGCTGTTTCGCATAACTCTACATGTACAAAGCGTTTATTCGCAGCAGGTCCACCGCCATAAGCAATGTACTTTGTATCAGCGATTTGGATTGTTTCGTCCCAATCGACTGCATAGTGAACAAAAGCATTTCTCCATGTACGAGACTCATACTTTTGGATATTAATAGCCGGAGCTTCTGGAGTTGCTGTAGAATGTGCTACAACGCCCTCATAAGCACCTACACCATAACGGTATGGTTGTTTAGGTAAATCAGGAATAATAAGCGTTCTATCAGCAAAAGCGCTTGTTGCAAAAGAACCAGCAAGTACTAGAATCATAAGTAACGAGGTAATATGTTTCATTGTCTTTTTCATTTAGCGTCAACATCCTTTTTCATAATTTTTGTATGGTCAAATAATCCACTTGCCGATAGTCCAATAATGATTCCCTGAAATACATTTGTTTTGATATCTCCGGCCATAAATAAAACGCCTAGCATAATGCCAAGCGTTAAATTCAATAACGGAACATATTTTGTTTGTAATCCAATCGTTTTTCCGATTTGCGAAAGACCTACTACAATGCCAATCATTACAGCTAAACTAACCATTACATGCCACCTCCTTTCATTAAGAAAGTGAGAATTCCACCAACAATTCCGCCGACAATAAGTCGTAAGATCCAAGTAGTATTAGCACTGATTTTATCTAATTGTTTATTGATATTGATAATGTCTTTCTCGTTACCAGTTGTTCGCATTTCTAAGCTTTTAATTTCTAAACGAATGTCCTTGATATCTTGCTTGATTTCTTGAACATCACTTCTTACTTCTTGTAGACTCTCCACTTCAATCACCTCATTTTCAAAATAAAAAGAAGCATAATTATGCTTCTTTACGCTGCAAAGTAACTTGGATCCATTCCAAAAATGTCTGCAATATCTTCTTCACTTCTATCTTTTAAATAGGATTGTGTTGTCGAGATATCCGAATGATTCGCAAGCGATTTTAATTTTTCTAGTGGTACACCTTGTACTTTTAAATTATCTAATCTGCTATGGCGGAAACAGTGAGGATTAATTTTATATTCCTTACCTTCTTTTTCGTATAGCATCTTAGCGAATATCCCGCACCAGTAGTTAAATACACTTTTATTCAATGTTCTTCGCTCACCATTCTTATAAACACGCACAAACAAATCTGGAATTGTATCTTTACCTCGTTGATCTATATATAAACGAATACATTTCTGTACTCGGGGATTGTAATACAATCTAAATTTCTTCCCGCGTTTACCACGGACCACATTTGTATAATACCTTTCTGTTAGTTCTGCTTTTTGAACTTGATAAACTTCATTCTTTCTTGCTGCACTGTAGTAAGAAAGTGATAAATAAGTTGCTAACATATATTTCTCTTGTTCAAGTAATTCATCGATTAACCAATTAATTTGGTCCTCAGTAATAAATGTAATTTCTCTAACTGGATTCTTTGGCAAACCACGTACTCGTGAGCCTACATTGAATTCATAATTATAGTCATCATCGTCTGCGCAAAATTCAAGCGCTGAACGTAAAGCACTCATCAATCCATTTACACGTGCATTAGACATTCCCATTTCTTGAAAAATAATAGATAAATTTCGGATGTCTTTTCGTGTTAAATCAATAAGGTTTTCATTTTCGAAGTGTTCATGTATTAGAAACAAAATAATTCGTAAATCCCAATTGTATTGCTGTAAAGTGCTTGCCGCTTTCCCTTGTGCTTTCTTTTCGATTAGAAAATCTTTGACTAGGTTTTTATTTTCTTGGCTAACATGCTTTTCATAAATTGCTTGGTCTACTATTCGTTTCACACTGATCATCTCCTCAAAATAAAAAAAGAAGCAAAATCGCTCCTCTTGATCTATGAATTGAATTTACTCAAAGCCGTATTTTGTTCAAAATAAAAAGCCCACTATTGTGCGCTATCCGTAATTAAATCTGCTCTTCCGTTGTCAGTTAAATATTTATCGATTCTTTCTTTATACGCCCCTAGTTTTGTAATAACAGCAATATACGTAAAAACTCCATCGATCACTCGTTGCGCCATGTACTCAGCTATTTTACTACATCTCCTTTTCAAAAGCGTTATTACCCATTATTAAATCGTCCAAAGCCTTTTCTGTTAGTGCCAACTTCTTTTTAAGCTGTTCTAACTCGGATGGTTCCTGTGGTTTAGGCTTATTCATTTCTTCTAACTCTTCCTCTGTAATGGTTTCAATCCATTTTTCGCCATCCCATACAGGTTTCCAGTTCGGAACAGGTAAAGGTATCTCCGTGTAAGGGTAGTCAGGATATTCATAAACCTCTGTATAGCCATCGGACACTTCTTCTTGATAACTTAACTCGACTGGTGCGTACTGTAACTTTCTTCGCTCAACTTCTTTTTCTTGATAATTCCCATCTGTATCAAGGTATCTATGAGTAGTTTTTACAGTTACGATTTCTGGTATATCAAATGTTTGTTTTCTATCTTCCAACTTATTTAAAGACTTAAAAACTGGCGATATCATTTTGGTTTCGGTGAAAGCGCCCGTTTCTTTATCATATAAATACAAAGTTTTCATGTTAAAATCTCCTATTCTTTTATTTTTAGATGATGTATGTGAGTGTGAATGACCAATATTTCAAAGGATTTGTCCCTTCCGCTACCCACTCACAATGGACTGATCCATCTGCGCGAATTGTAACAAATCCTGTGTTCGTATCTAAGTTGTTTAAAACATAAGTTGCCGAAAACGTTAAATCTCCTACAGGTCGGAAATTCGCTGGAAGGGAAGCTATTATGTGATTGTTCTTCACTCCTATAACATTCATATTAAGGCAAACTGTATTACCTGTTCGTTTTATTCGGGATGTTTTACCTGTTTGATTTGTTACTCCGTTTATTAATGTTAGGTTTGTCCAATCGGTGTCGTTCTCCTTTGTAGCAATCTCCCTTACTGCCGATTGCCCCTCAGTTCTCAAGAAAGCCTTACCTGTATTCGTTATGATATGCAAGCCATAATCTGCGGTATTTCCTGCGTTATACAATATTCTAGCCGTTTTAAGCCCGTCAGGGGTAGTGAGATTTATGGCAGGTGAATTCTTTTGGATAACTAAGTCACCACTCATAGCGTCTCCCGTTTTCTTAAGGACGTTAGAGTCTCCTATGATATTTACAGTAGCCCCGCTTCCGATGCGAACCTCTTTTGTTGTAGGTCTGTATTCAAAAGGAATAAGATTTTGAGGTGCATCCCATAGAACAAAATAGTTAGAACCATTCATACCCATACGGATAGCTTCTGCATTATCTAAATCCCATGAGATACATCTCCACCCAGTACCGCTTGCAGGTGATTTGTCCATACGGAGATTACCTGTCATAGTGCCGCCAGACCTTTTTACAACGTCCGCCTTATCGACTGCTATTTGCAAAACATCTATCTGTTTCTTAAGCTTATCAAACTCTGCAATATAGTTTTCTATTTGGATAGACCCTTGTTTCACATCGCTTCCTAACACAATCTTTAAATCTTGTGTTGTAAAACGTTCTTCACCCTTTTCAAATGCGAAATAGGCTAACCATAGTGAAGATGTAGATACCGCTTCTTTTGAAAAGATATATTCAAAGATTCCTTTTGTTGCATCAATAACTTTCGCATCCACACGAACGAAATTACCTGATTGACCTGCCGCTTCATATTTCACCGCATAGCCTGTTAAATCAACAGGTTTCCCGTACTCCCTAAGATAAACCGTTAACTTCAATCCATTTTTATCGTTTTGACGGGAATAAATTGTTTTGGCTAGTGAAGGACTAGATAAATCAATTATGACTGTCTCGTTTCTCATTTATCTCACCTTCTTTCTGTTGTGTCGTAATCGCTTGTATTTGTGCTTTTAACGCTATATTGTCAGCGGTCAATCGATATATTTCTTCCATCGCAACCTGCAAGATAAGTTTATCTTTGTTCATTATTTCACCTTACTTTCTAACGCTGATAATCTGCTCCGTACTTCATCAGCAAATGTATCTAAAGACCTTCGAAGACCACTATCACGTCCTATAGATTCATCATTTACCCTATCAAGGTCTTTCCTTATAGCATTATCACGACTGACGGATTCGCTATTTACACGATCCATCGTATTTCGGACACTATCGAAAGCTCCGTCTACCACTTTTACCCTTGCTTCAAAAACTCCACGAGTCGTAAAATCAATAAAAGCAACACCGTTCCACTTCGCTGCCCACATTTCAGCCCATGTCCAAGTAGTCGTTCCAAGTGACCCTGTACCGGACTTTTTAGGCGCAAAAATAGCACCTTGATGACCACCAATATTATCAATCGTCCAAGATGTCCCTTGTAGTTGCGAATTTACATAAGATGATGGTGTAAAGTTAATTGGTCTTGCAAAATCGCACCATCCAAAGAATTTACCATAGGCATGAGATTCAAAGAATGGAGCATTAATTGCCACATTACCCGATTCGCCATCCACAAAGATATTATTTCCTACTGAACCGTCTAAGTTACGAACCCCAATAGATAAAGATGCTTTCGGGTTTCTAATACGTTCAATTGTCCAGTATGTGATTTCTCGCCCATCTGGTCCTATCGCTTGTGAAATGGTGGAAGCTGGTGATCCGGTTAAACTGTAAAACTCTATAGAAGATTCGTCTAAGTTGATCCCGAATCGATTATTAACAGCTTTAAGAATACCTGCACGAATGTTATTAGCACTAAATGCACCAACCACACCGACTTCAGCTACCAATCCCTCATAAGTGAGGGCATTTTTAAAACTGTGCCCACCATCACGACTAATACCGATACCTGCGCTATTAAACGCAACGATATTATTTTGGTTTTTCGGATCTATAGCAAGAATCCCATTTTCGAATGTCAGCGCTGTTTCCGCTGACTTGATTGCCGCGGAAGCACGTTTCACACCGTCGTCCAATACGTTATGTTTTACTTTCCCATCATCTGTTACAATTTCACCAAGTGTCTTTTGTACATTTTGAAGTAATGTTCCAGCAAAGTCTTTCCGATAATTTGCCAATGTGACTCTACAAGAAATCGGTTCTAAATTCGCATCATATTCTTCTTCGATTTCCATAATCCTAGTTTCGATGTCAACATTCATTGGCTCATAAATAAGAAGGACTCGATCACCTTCGTTCGGGACAATATACGGATATCCCGCTTTCCTCAAGTCCACAAAATCAATTGTAATACTTACAAGCGGTGTATCTTGAATTGCCTCTCTCAAAGCTCGATCTAGTCCTTCTGTTGTTGTGAAACGATCATCATTTATCTGTGGTGCTTCACTGAAACCAAATATATCTTTGTTAGGGCTTGTATATTCCCTCATTAACCCGTCTGCGCCATATCCACGAATATAAGTACCAAGATTTTTTGTATCGACATTTCGTTCAAATGTTTTTATGTTGAAATTGTAGCGAAATTGAAAATCAGTGTCCTCACCAATTCGAGTTTGAAATTTAACTATATTCCCACTGATAGACATTTCGGCTTTATAACGCTCTAAGACTTTCTTTAATAAAGCTAATCGATTGTCCTTGCCGAAATTTTGAAAGTCCTTGGCGTAAAAATTTTCAATTGATACTGGTTGGTATCCAGTATCTTTAAAAACAAAATTCAAAGCATCTAAAAATTGCATGCTCCCATCATGAACTTCGTATTTCTGTTTATTGATCATATTTACAAAAAAATCATGGATACATTCGACTTGCTTGTAATAGGTGTTGCCGATAGTTCTTTCTGTTAAAGATTTAATAACATACGTTTCATTTTTAAACTCAACTTTATGTTCTTCCTGGACCATTGGAAAGGAATGTTGATTCCCTTCGGTTGGCAAGATTAAAAAACTTATTATTTTTTCTCCATTTACTCGGCGAGTACATTTAAAACTTTTAAACCCTGTAAGTATTTCTGTATTCCCTTGTAAATCGGTAATTGTGAGAGTTTGCAACTTATCACTCCTTTCTTAGAAGTAATAAAAGCGAAAATCAAATGAAATAGAGAAAGCGCCTGTAGCGCCTATAATTTCAAATTCATTAACTCCCGCATTCAATGAAATGACTTTTTTATTGGTATCTCGCACAATCGATAAGCTGTTTTTTGTACTTCTTACTCGATCTAATCGAATAATATCGTTAGTTGTTGTTTTTCCGTTATACATCCATTCGTCTCCGGTTGTTTTATTTTTAATTTTCAACTTATCCGAATCACCTTTAAACGTAATAAGTAATGGAGTGTGGAGGCTTCTTGGATCAACCATTTCATCACCAGCGTTGTATACAGAAAATGAGTTTGTGTTATACATATATTCATTACTATTTGATTCTAAAGTTGTATAGACGGATTCTGAAAAAGGAGAGGCCGATTTAAATACAATGTCAAATACTCCATAATTACCATTTCCTTTTGGTTCAATTTCATATCTAGATGCAACTTTCACCTTCCATCTTCTTTCAGAAGTACGGCTACTTATAATATAAAAAGGTTCTTGTGAAGCAAATAGACTAAATATTTGATTGCGAAATAAACAAAAGGAATCGATATTTTTTGAACGAAAGAAAATACGAGACTTAATACTGTCTTGTGACTCAAATGTCCCGCCTAAATCTATTAATCCATGCATACCTGTAACCTTTTCATACACAGTATTAAAGAATGGTGAAGAAGGTAAAAATGTCAAAACCCTCATTTTCTCATTTGTAGAAATAACAAACGATTCACCATTCTCTTTTACTATTGTGAGAGTTTGTTCATTCATCCTTTCACCCCTTGTATAAATAAATCGGTACTAAATCTATTTCCTTGTAACAAATCTAGTGGTGATAATAGTACTTCAGCTAATGCCATTTCATTGACTACAATTTGAACTAGTTGTTTTTGTGATAAATTATAATTGTTGTGATTATAACCTTGTGGCTGTGCGTTAGGCATTCTTGTAGTTTCTTGTGAATTCATTTGACCTGGTATAGAAAAACTAGGTGTATATACTGTAGGCATATTATTCATTTCAGATTGAAGTGTATTTGCAGATCGTCGTGCAGCATCTATTAAAAAGCGCTTCCCGCGATCCATACCTACTCCCATTCCTTCTGGCACAGCGCTACCCACAGGGATCATTACTTTTGAAGGACTGTTTATGTCTAAAGCCCCCGAAATGGTACTTTTTATTTCTCCTGCAATTTCTTTTGCTTTGCTATACAATCCACCCGATGCATAATCTAATCCTTTTTCAAGTCCTTCTATAATCGATGAACCAATTGAAGATAAATCTATTGAACTGAAAAACTTTTCAACTTCATTCCATTTATCCTCAACACTTTTTTTTACCTCTGACATTTTATCAGTAACAGCTTTTTTCTGCTCTTCAAATTTCCTTGAAACTGTATTTTTTATTTCTTCTACCTTATTACTTGCAGAGGTTTTTGTATCATCCCACCATTTCGTTACGTCAGACCATAATTCTTTCATTTTCTGAACTACATCATCTTTCATAACTTGATATTTAGACTTTATTTCGCCAGTTTCCCAATCTACTTGATTTGCATGTTCACCAGCTTGTGCTTTTGCTTCATTTACAATTTCAGTATGTTTGTCTTTTGCTGTTGAAACTGCGCTATCATACTGACGTTTAGCTTCAGCAATAATCGCATTAGCTTCTTCTCCTGAAATAGTTTTATTTTCATCTCTTTGTCGGATAGCCTCAGCGATTTTATCATCACGAGTCTTTTTCGCATCTTCAATTACTTTATCTCTTGCTTTGGCGCTATGCTCAACAACCTCTGCTGCTTGTCTAGCTGAAATTTCACTAGCTTGCACACGCATATTTTCAAGAATTACCTTTTGTTCCATTTGGTTTTTAGACATATGTTCAACAGCAACTCTGTCCATTTCATCTTGTAATGCTTGCAAAGAAATACGCTCTATTGTTGTTAATTCTCGGTTTTCTCTAGCTGCGGTTTGCAGTATTTCTTTGATTTTATTTTCTTTTTCTTGAGTCTTTAGTTTTTCTTGTTCGTAATGTTGATTCAATTGTTCTATACGTTTATTCTCTTCTTCAGATGTTAATACATATGAATCAGCAAAGAACTTTTTGAGTCCTTCAATTTCCTTTTGTTGTCTTGCGTTTGTTTTTTCTATAATTGTGTTAGCTAACTTGTCATACTGCCCGATTAACTTTTGTGATTGTTCTTCTGTTATTACTTCATGATTTAGTCTAATTTCAGTTAATTTTTGTCTAATTCCATCCGATAATTTAAAATACTCACTGAGAACTTTCTTTGTGGAGGAACTCACTTTCCCTTCTGTATTAGTAGCAAAGCGATCTACTGAAGCGATACTATCCTCAGTTGCTTTCTGATACGCTTTATACGCTACAACCCCAGTTCCAATGAGGGCGGCGGCTACTAAACCAACTGGTCCAAGCAATAAACTTACTGCACCACCTAAGAATCCAACCGCTGCGCTAGCAAGACCAGCCGCGCCACCAACAATCCCTAATGATGTTGCTAATGCTCCAATTCCTGACATAATCATCCCGACTGCTGCAAGAACGACACCTATTGCTGCTGCAACTGCTGTTAGAGCAAGAACTATCCCACCTGTAATCGCAATTGCTTTTTGTACTGGTCCGGGTAATGCATTAAATCCGTCCACAAGTTTCTGTAATCCAGCAACAAAAGCACTTACCACTGGAGCTAGTGCATCACCAATTGTCTTTTTCATTGTGGAAAACGCTGAATCTAGTAATGTAAGTCGTCCCTTTAAAGTATCAATTTTGGTCGCTGCTACATCAGCTGCTGTAACCTTTGACATGGAATCCCACATTTCATTGACACCTTTGGCGCCTTCTTTAAACAAGATAGTCGCACCACGTACAGCATCGGAACCAAATAATGTTTCCAGAGCCATACTTCGTTGTTGGTCTGTTAAATCTTTCATCGATTCATGAAGTGTACCTGAAATATTTTCTAGACTTTGAATATGCCCCTGTTGATCATAGAATTTTGATGATAAAAATGCCGAACTTGTTGCTAATTCGCGAAACGTTGTATCACATTTATCATTCCATTTCGTTACACCTTCTGTTTTCATTACATATTGTTCTAAAGCTACTTCTATATCCCCTACATTTCTGGAAGCTGGTTGAATACCGTTTTTAACTAAGAAATCAAAACCAGCCTGCGCATTATAAGTAATAAGTCCTAAATCTCTCATTTTGTTATATGCTTCTTTTGTTGAAGGGTTTAAACGCATTAGCATTGTTTTTAAAGATGTCCCTGCATCTGATCCCTTAAGACCATTTTGTGCGAATACCGCTAAAGTTGTAGCTGTATCCTTAAACGTCATTCCGGCTCCCGCTGCTACTGCTGATGAAGCTGAAAGTCCATATTTTAACTCTCTTACATCAGTTGCGGAAGCATTGGCTGCACCAGATAAAATATTAGCTGCATCCGCAACTGAAAGATGGTCTGCTTTAAATGCATTCAGAGCTGTGGAAGCAATTTCGGCTGCTTCACCTAACTCTAATTCCCCTGCTGTCGCTAAGTTAAGGGCACCTGCCAATCCGCCGTTAATAATATCTTGTAAGCTAACACCAGCCTTTATTAATTCCTCAATACCTTGACCGGCTTGAACACTGGAATATTTTGTTGTCTCCCCCATATTAACAGCCAATTCACTTAGCTTTTTCATTTCTTCGCCAGTAGAACCCGATACAGCTTTCACATTAGCCATTTGTTGTTCAAAATTCATTGATTCTTCCACAGCCGATTTTAAACCCCGACCTATTGCGTAAGTCATACCACCAAATACCATACCGATTTGCATACCAGCATTTTGCAAATGATTACCTAATGTCTCCATGCGATTACCAAAGTTCAATAGACGATTTCCTTGCTGTTCTAATTCACGATTTGACTGCTGTAATCCAGTTTCGAATCGATTCAGTTCAGCTGTTGCCCGATGAATTTGTTCAGCGTATCTTTGTGCTGATTGACTCGCTTCGCCTTCTTCTGTTTTAGCACGATTATAGGCTTGGTGAAGTTCCTTAATCTTCTCTTTTTGTTTATCTACCATACGGGATAAAACATCTACTTTAGCTCGTGTTTGTTCTGTCGCATTAGAAAAACCGCCCATACCTGTTGTAATAGACTGAAATTCAGCCTGTAAGGATTTTAAAGAGTTGTTTAACTTATCCATCCCTTTTTGTTCAGCTTGACGGTTTACTTGCTTTAATTCATTTTCAAATCTATTTAAATCAGCAACTGCCTTATTAACTTGCGAAGCGTATCGCTGGGTTGCTGCATCATTTTCACCTAATTTAGCCTTATTTTGATCATAAGCTTGCCGTAACGCTTTAACTTTCTCTTTTTGCGCGTCAATGAGCCTGCTTAGAGTATCCATTTTTGCTTGTGTTTGTTGGCTAGCACTAGCGAAACCGCCCATACCTGTACTTACAGATTTCAATTCATTCTGTAATGTCCTTACTGCACGTCCTGAATTTGTAATGCCTTGACGGAAATTAACATTATCAAGCGAAAGTCTAACTACTAAATTATTCATTTCATTCGCCAATGTCTCACCCCCTTGCTAGATAATATTTTCTGCTGGAACTTCTATTTCATTAGGATTTTCATTGTTTATATTCTCTTGACTACGTTCTTTTTGCATAAGTCTTAAATAATGCCAAATATCCATTTCATTATCGATATGATAATGTTTATATCCTTGTCGTAATAAAGAGAGGTAGAGTTCGTCCATAAATTCACTGAACGTTAACCCTCCTCCCTCTACGCGTTTGGGTTCTCTTCTTCTCCAGTTACAGGTGTCCCACCAGCTGCTTCCACAGTTTCGTTAATAATTGCGTTAATTACATCTGTAGTTGTCGATAAAAATTTACGGGCATCCACACCATCCCAATATTGGTCTAATGTAAATTGATTACCATACACTTTAACTACATATTGAACCATTTTATCCATGTCCTCTGGACCAGGATTGTTTGGAATATCAGCAAGCTCAGGGGCTTGGCGTATTAGACGTGCTGGGATAAATTCCGGCATATTAAAAGTTTGTTTTTCTCCATCAATTATTAAAGCTAATTTCATAGTTTATTCCTCCTTAGTTAATAAAAAAAGAGAGAGCTTGTGCCCCCTCTTATTGTCCTGTTGGTGGTGTTACAGTCTTTTCATATACCTTTTCAAACCAATTATCACCAATAGTTTTTGTAAACGTAGGTTCATCAGCATCAGCTGTAAATTTTGGTCTATCATCAAAATCACGTTCGATGAATGAACCTTTAAGTTTAGTTGTTTGGAAGTTAGGCTTATCCTTCTTCGTTTCGCCTTCTTCTTCCTCTTGTGAAAGCTTCCCTTTTAATAACCAAACATATCGATATTTTCCATTGCCCTTTAAGAAACGCCATCCGATTGCTAAATATGGCTTTTCTCCCTCTCGTTTTTCATCTAATACGCCATCTGTAACTTCTGGATACCCTTCAATATCTGCTTTCGCTGATAAGGAAAGTCCACGAACTTCAATTTCAACTTCCACTTCTCCATCAGATTCAGCAATCTCTGATTTTTTATTATCACTCCACATAATTTCTGAAGCTACTTTTTTAGAAGTTTTAACCTTTACTGCCCCTTCTAACTTCTTTACATCTGCATATGAAACACCTGACGCATCATCTTTTACTAGTTTTGCATAAACAAGACTATCTACACCGACAGTCGAACTAATTGTAATAATTTCTCCAGCCATCTATAATTCCACTCCTTTCGCGAATCGCATCGCGTAATGAAAAATTTGTGTATCCTCTTCATATAAATCAGCAACCTTATAACGTGAGAAACCAATACTTTTCATGACCTCATTCACTTTTTGATGGATTGCTGTGGTACTACCTTTTGACCAAATATCGATTTGGAATGTGATTTCACTTTCGCTTTCATCATTATCTGAAAATCCATCTGGCCTATTGTCTAATTCGAAAAACGTAATACGCGGAAACTCTTCAGCATTTTTGGCTTTACGATAATAAACGCGTTTTCCACCTAATAAAGAAACAAGCTCCTGATTATTTTCAAGAGCTTGTACAATTTCGGGACGTAAATTTATCATAAATTCAACCTCATTTCATTCTTCAAGATGTCTGTCATAGCATGAATTGCTGCTTCTTTTGAAGAATTAAATCCCGGTTCTATAAATGGTTGAGCTGGCATTTTAGATGTTCCCCATTCCACAAACTTGCCATAGAAATATGGAGAACGATCCGCTTTATCTATACCGATTTTGATAGTTTTTATGCCGCCCTCCATTTTCGCTTTTGTCACACGGATATTATCAGCTAAATGTTGTCCTGTGCGCCATGGTTCACTTTTTGTTGCTTTTTTAGGGCTATCACTTCTTGGGGCTATTTCAGAAATAGCTTTTCGAATAGGTTCTCCACCTGCTGCAAGAGCTCTATCTTCAATCTTTTCCCCACGTAGTCCCATTTGTTCTAATTCGGTGATTAAACGATCAAAACCTAATAAATCTAAACCATCAGCCATTCATTCCACCACGCTTCCACATGATTGACAACGTGTGTTTTTCAGCTGGAATAACCGAAACAATGTCATAAATCGTATTCTTATATTTGATTTTCATATCAGCATTCACATCGGTGCGAAATCGTATTTCTGTTTCACCCTGGACTTCGCTATTAGCTGCGGCTGCTTCAAAGTATTTTCTTCCTTTTAAAAAGATAAAAGAGCCCCATACAGTAAAAGAATCTATATATCCTTCTATTGGATCACCATCTGGGCTCTTTGCGTCATTGTCTTTTATTTGAAATGTAAGACGTTTATCTAATTTACCTGGGTTCATGTGGAATCACCTACACTGTATTGCAACTGAATTAATATTGATTGCAAACTAAACGATAGTTTTCCAGTTTTCCCAACTGGCTCACGGTTTTCATACCAATGAGCAATTAAAATACGAGCTGCTAATTTAGCAAGCTCGTCATTCAAATTCACATTTTTACTTGTTGAGTTTTTAATATACTGTTCAGCTGCTATTATTAGGGATTCAATGAGCGTGTCCTCCTCATTGCCATCCACACGAAGATACCCTTTTGCTTCTTCTAATTTCAGTATCAAGAAGGACACCTCCTACCTTATTAAGCTCCTGTTTTAGGCGCGACAACAATTTGTCCATACACAACTGCTTCTGAATCCCATAATGTAACGTCTTCACGCTCAATAGCTCGGAACTCAGTTGTATTACTTCTCCAAGCGTTTCCGCCCTCTTTAGTCATATCAATAGACAATTGTTGTCTATCCCAAAGCACAATCGCTTCTTTTAAATCACCAACAATGAATGGTGCTTTTCCTGCGCCATCTGTTGCGATTGTTTTATTTGATAAGACAACAACAGGCTTACCAGCAAATAATTTGCGAGTTGGGTTTGTTGGATCCGGTTGTAGAAGCGGACGACCATTCTTATCTTCTAGTTGATCTAAGTAATTGAATCCATCCTGGTTTGTAATAATGTTAGCTGATGCTGCAAAGATTGGATCAAGTGTAACGTTTAGTGTTGTTTTTAACCCGTTATAATCTTTTAAATCAACCTTTGCAAGTTTGTTGATTTCTTGTAAAATTAGATAATTTCGAGTCGCAACAGACTTTTTAGCAATCCATTGACGTAAATAATTTTCTAAAGCTTGATCTGTATCGCTTAATAAATCATTTGGTACAGGTAAGAATCCAGCATAATCATCAATTGCATAAGGTATACGATCAAATTGTGGAGAAGGAATTTCTTTCATCGCATTTGGATTTCCATACTCTGATAATGGAGCAAATGGTGTAGATGCTGCACGTTTTTCTAATGTACGGGCTCCTTTATTTGTTGAAACAGGTTGTACATTTACATATTGTTCTAGGCTATCTGTAGTTTGTTTCAACTGATTAATTGTAGTTGTGATATCTTCTGGAACGATGTATCCGCCATCTTCACCTTTATTTTCTGATAGCGCTGCTTTATATTCCTGCATAACACTTGCTTCTTCATGAGTTAAATTTTGGCCACGGATAGCTTTCATAAATACTTCTTTATATGATGCATCTTCATTTTTGATTGAGTCTGGAACTAATGCTCCTGTCTGTGAATTTACAGGCTCAGGAACTTGAATTTGCTTCATTGCTAGATAGTTATCTAGTTCATTTTTCGCGTTTTTTGCTTCCTCAATTTTCACTTTTGCATCTTCATATTTACCGCTGTTGTTAAACTCTTCAGCCTTCGCTTTTAAATCAGCAATTCTTTGACGTAATTCTTGTTCATGTTTATCCATTCAGTACTTCCTCCTTGTTTTTGGCACAAAAAATAGACCTATAGTTCTAACAGGTCTAGTGCATTTTGAATTTTTAATTGTTCTTTATTATCCTTCTTTGGAATTGAAGGAGCTTTTGCTACTATTTTGTTTGGTGTTTTTTGATATTTATCAAAGTAATCACT